TGAATGCGGTACGTGCTGCGGCTGGCCTTCCCAACGTGAACTTCGGGCAGGTCAATGCTGCTGTCAGGCTGGAAATCCACAAGCCATAAATTAGCATGAGTAGACTTCCTGACGTTCAGCTCCAGCTTCTTCCCGGCATCATGACCGAGGAGACAGATCGTGGTGCAAAAGGTCGGTACAAGGATGGCAATAAAATCCGCTTCCGACATCGCCTGCCTGAGAAACTTGGTGGCTGGGTGCTTAATTCCCTGGGCACTGAAGTCGATGGCATCGAGGAGAGCAGCAGTCAGCGGCCCACGGCAAGCGCAGGTTATTCAGCAGCCGCAGCCACGATCAGTAGCCTTAGCAGCGCAGTCACTTGCCTCGATCTCGATCCGGTATGGCTGTTCGACGATTCCCTGGTCGGTGGCCTGGGAGGTCGAACGATCTCTGATGTGACCGCACTTGCAGATGAGTTTGTATTTGATCTGAGTGCTGCCGTGACAGCAGCAGCCGGTGATGCGTTTCTGATCAGGTATCCGGAGGAGTTTGCCGGTGGTGGCAGCGTAACTGCTGGTGGAGTCGCAGAGTCCGAGACCATCATGGTCGCACCTGCTGTGACGAAGTACCTGCGTGAAGGGACCATCGTTCGACTGCTCACTGATTCAGGCGAGCAGATCAACTTCCTGGCTGCCAATCATTCGACTGGTGCCACGGTCCTGACGCTTCGAGATCCATTGATCGACGACATCCAGGTTGCCACACCGAACGTCTTCCTCTATGCGGTTGAATCCTTCATCAGGGATGATGACGAAAGCCTCGTTGTCCGGTTCCTTAATCTTGCGGTAGCGGCTGCGACTGAAGTCATGCTCACTCAGTCGCTACCAGAAGATGCCGATGGACTTGATATAGACATCAGGCCATTCCAGTTGACTGGCTGTGATGGCGACCAGGCAAGCACCATGTCCCTGGCTATTGGCCCTGTCACCGATTTTGCCATTGGTGTGCCTGTGACTTATCCAGATGGCCTGGTGATCTTGCCAGCGCAAAATATAGTCCATACCTGTTACCTGGGAATTGCCAGGGCGCTGTGGGACTGGAACAGCCTGGATTCACAGAAATGGCTGGCGATTGGTACAAATCTGAAGCTCTACTTGGTCAATAACAATGAGCTGTTCGACATCACTCCATTTCGTGAAGTTGGCACCCTGACAGATCCGTTTGATACGGACATCACTGGGCTATTTGATCCGGATGGTGGAGATGATCCGACTTACGTGCAGGTGACAGATACAGCGCACGGCAATGCGGTCGGCAACTTTGTGCATTTCTCGAACGCCGACTTGGTTGGTGGCCTCGATCTCAATGGTGAGTTCCAGGTCCAGTTCATCGTCGATGCCGATATGTACATCATCCGCTCTGAATTTCCGCCGACTTCGACAGCGACTGGCGGAGGCAGCGTAGATTTTGAATATGAGATCCAGGTTGGACTCGCAGGCAATCAGACGCTCCTTGGTTACGGCACTGGCGCGTATGGCCTTGGAGCTTATGGAGTTGGCAGCTTCCTGGCAGGAGCGGGAATCCTTGGCAATCTCAGAACCTGGTCACTGGATAATTTCGGTGAAGATCTGCTGGCATCACCGAATGGCAGGCAGCTCTATCACTGGGATAGAGACGGTGGCCCACTCGTGAGAGCGGTCTTGGTCCCTGAAGCGCCGAACACGATCGAGCGCATGTTGATCTCTCCGCAAGCCAGGCACGTAGTCGCATTCGGAGCTGGCACTGGATCGGCTACAGCGCCAGGGGATCCTGACAAATTGTTGATCAGATGGGCCAGCTCAGAGGACTTCTCGGACTGGATTATCACCAGCGTAAACAGTGCCGGTGATCTGCGTCTTGATGTTGGCTCTGAGATTATTACTGCGGTCGAATCTCGTGGCGACATTCTTATTTTCACTGACCAGTCTCTCCATGCCATGCAGTTCATTGGCGGCGACCTGGTTTTCTCTCTGCGTCACCTGGCCCAGTCAGTCAAGATCATCAGCGCGAATGGTGTGGTGGATGTGAACGGTATCGTGTATGCAATGGCTGAGGACGATTTCCTGATGTATGACGGTGTACTTCGAGTTATGGATTGCGACGTTGGCAACCAGGTATTCGATGACATCAATCTGGATCAGGGAAGAAAAGTCTACGGTGGTGTCAACAAGCTCTTTACCGAAGTGTGGTGGGTGTATTCATCGGCAGGCGCTGACTCGAACGATCGCTACGTCAAATATAATTACGAAGACCGAGTATGGGATTTTGGCACGATCGAGCGCAGTGCCTGGCATGACAGCTCGTCGTTTTTTAATCAGAAGCCATACGGCACTTTTGATGGGAAGATCTTTGTTCATGAGACAGGCGTCGATGAGACGGATCAAGACAACAACCTGCTACCGATGCTGTCGTTCATCGAGAGCTACGACATGGATGTGGATGAGGGCACATACCATGCGTTCGTGCGGAAGATGATTCCTGACTTCAAGGAGCTTGTCGGATCCGTTGACCTGACTCTTGAAGCAAAGTCTTATCCTTCAAGCTCCGGAGTCGAGGTCGTTACCAAGGGACCATTCACCATCGATCCGACCACGGCATTCGTTAATCCACGAATCAGAGGTCGGCAGATTTCGATGAGAATTGAATCCGATGCCCTGGGTGACGATTGGCGTATGGGCACCTGGCGAGCGCAGATCAGACGGAAAGGCAGGCGAGGTAACTGATGAATAGCTTCACTAGCGTTCAATTTGAGCCTGTCTATGACGTTTATAAGATGCGGACCCTGGTGGATGACCTGGAGCGTCAGTTTCGGGCTCTGGGTCTTGAGGTCGAGAGTACAGGTGCGAATGTTCATAACAATCTGACTGGACGAAGTGCATCAGACACGCATCCTATTTCCTCTATCACTGGCCTGGTAGCGGCACTTGCAGCGAAAGCGAGCCAGATAGATCTTGATGCGCTTGATGTCAGGGTCACAGCGAACGAATTCGAGCTTGAGCGCAACCGAATCGAAAGGTACTTCCTGGGCGAATGAGTGGAATACTTGGACAGTTGGCACCAGCAGCGACGACGCTTGAGGATCTTTATACGTGTCCGACTAATGTTATTGCTGTCATGCGGGTTATCATCACGAACCGTGGCAACAACAAAGCATCTTTCCGAGTGGCTGTTTCACCAGATGGTGCCGCGATTTCGGATGAGCATTACATTGCTTTTGATAAATTGATGGAGGGCAACGACACTGGATCGACGATAGCTTTTGTCGTCAATGAAGATGACGTTGTTCGAGTGTTTGCCGAGAATGCAGATTTCAGTTTTACAGCCACAGGCGAGGAACGACCTGAGTAATTTGTGGAGAGCGAGATGGCTATATCAGCGAAACTTCAGGCAGCAAGGAAGCAGGCACAGAAAGCACGATTGAAGAAGAAAGGGGATGACGACTATCCTGAGTTCTACGCGAACCAGCCATTGCAGCAGGTCAAGGCGGCTGAGAACGCAGAGATCCGGAAAGCCAGGCAGGATGTCACGAATGCAGTAGAAGATCTCAAACTTGCCGAAGTCACTGGCAAGGGGCTCAAGGATGCCCAGGAATCTCTGCCTGTCGCACGAATGGTTCTGTACAACCTCCTGGAAGCGAAGCGTCAGAAGAAACATCCTGGCGTTAAGCTCACTTCCGCTGGAGGTGAGTCATGAGTGCTACCAATTTATTTGAAGATGATGTCCTTGATCTTCTCTTTACGAACGTCGCAGCGCCGAATGTCGGTGATGCTGCCGGTCTACAGCCTTCAGCGGGTGCCGGTAACTGGCATATATCGCTGCACACCGGAAACGCAATCAGTGACACCTCGACGGTGCAGACTGATAACGAAGCTGCATACACGAACTACGCACGAGTCGCGGTTGTTCGATCGGTTGCTGGCTGGACGGTTGCATCAGGTACGGCAACCAATGACGCACTGATCACGTTTCCGCAGTCCGGATCTGGACCGGAGACCGAGACCGATGTCGGCCTGGGATTCGCGGCGGCTGGCGCAGGAGTGTTGCAGATCTTCTCGACGCTCGATGCAGATCTCATCGTCAACAACCTTACGACACCAGAGTTTGCGATTGCAGCCCTGGCTGTTTCGCTGGATTGATATGAAGGATCTATTCAAAGCGGAGCAGGTGAACGTCAAGAAGGCCCTGGACATCGTGCAGTTGATTTTGGGAGACAACAAGATTCGGTTGTATTACCAGACGGTATTCAAGCTCTGTTCGGATCTCCAGGGCGCATCGAAGATCGCGATGCAGCATGAAGGCATCAAGCCTGATTTCTGGCACAAGCTCGCTGTCTATGAAGGGCAGGTGATGGATACGCCGATGAACAGGACGTATCGTAGATCGGGATACACCAGCAACGTAACGGCAGATCCGAAGGTAGATATTGAAGGCTCCATTGTCGTGGTGTACTTCGATG